TTCGCTAGAACGTATAGGCTCTAGCTGCTCGATGGTAAGCTCTCGCTTGAATTCCTCAATTTGATTTTCGCTCAATAGACTCATTAGAATACCCCTATCCTCGTCGTTATTACTTATGCCTCTGAAACCTTCAATTTCAATCAAACCCCAAATTCGGGGTCACGAATACCACCCGGTCCGGACATACCTCCGCGGAGGCAACTATTACCCATGAACAACTGCCGTGAGAACGGCAACTGCTCAACAACTCTCGTACCGAAATCAGCACGGGAAGAGATTCGATGAACAAGTCCGATATTCTTACCGAACACGAACAGGTCTGCAACGTCGCCTCGGCTCAGCATATCCAGCATGATATCCTGGTTGGTCTGGACGAGCTTACGGTACGCTACACGGGCTTTGAACCGCCAAAGGGGCGGTCGCTTCGTGCCGCTGCAATGCGTCCAAGTGTACCATGGCGCGTCGATGAACGATTGAAGGGCATCACAACCCACCAATTGTTCGGAATAATTCAGGTTAGGAATCAAGGCACGACTCATGGAAAACTCCCAATTGCGAGTCTCAAACAGAAACTTTCTTTCACTATACAAGTATAACATATTCTGAGGGAAAGTCAAATCTCAATTGCAAAATCGGTCAATTCCCAATTGGTCTGTGCTAATGAATCGGGTCATATGGGATAGCTAGAATAGTGGGACTTTCGGTGTTAAAATAGGGTAAATATAGGGTAATCTGGGAGTTTTCTTGACTTCACGGCCTGGTGTTGTATACTAAATATAGGATCGCAGGGTGTAGCTCAGTTTGGCAGAGCGCCTGGTTCGGGGCTAGGAGGCCGCAGGTTCGAGTCCTGTCACCTTGACTTTTGGAGATAATCATGGCAAAGCAACTACACAAAACCGACAAATTCGGCCGCAAAGTTCCTCGCGGACCACGGCCAAAAAATCTACCCTCACAGGACAGTAGCGGCCGAAAGTTGCCCTTTATCTTCAAGGCTAAGCCGGGGTCGATGGCTACGAAAACCCACAAACCTAGAGGTAAAGAAATACGAGTTGTTATTGATGACGGCACCGGAAAGTCTCAACTTACTACGTTTCGAGATATGAAACACGCCCATCAATTCATCAATGCTTCGAACACTACTAGGCATATCAACCGCAAGGTCACGTTAGAGTTTGGTAATGGCAAGAAAGTCAAACTCAAACTTGGTCAAACAGTCAAACCCTAAATGAACAACCCCGCTTTCGCGGGGTTTTTATTTGCTCAGACGTGCAATTTACGACTTTTCTGTTTACTCTCGAATTTCGAATCGAAGTCGTTCGAACGATAGCCACTACCGGCACCTGATTGATCGGTTTCTTGCCCGGTGTCGGTCAAGGTTGCCTGTGCAGCTTGCGACACGTCGAACAGTTTCATCTTTGGTCGGTCAATACCCACCACAAACTTTCGATTCGATGCTAAGTCGTTATATCTGTTCTTCAATTGCTTGAATAGCACTTGGCCCAGAGCATCTAAATCGTCGGTTCGAATCAGAGCAAACATGAAGTCTGCGGTTGCTGGTAAACCAAACGATTCTGACGTGTCCTCAAGACCAACATCGGAACTATTGAAACCTGCACGGTTTGTTTGGGTTGCAGACACGATAGGAACCACATACTCAACAGCGAGTCCGCGTAACTCCTCGGCAATCGCTTTGACGTAAGTGTACATACCCACGTTGGCGTTCGCAGAGAATCGTGCAGATGCACAGATGTTCAGGTAATCAATGAAGATGATGTCTGGCTTGAAGTTTTTCTTGAGTCTCAACTCGTTCAGCAGGTGTCGAAAATGCGTGACGTTTGCCGTCGCGGTTGGGTACTCTTTGATAATCAGCTTACCCTTGCACTTCTGTCGGAGTCTCTCCATTTTCTTATCATACATTGCCTTGGGGAGTTCTCGCACATCGTCAATATTCAACCCCATTAGGTTGGCGTCGATGCGTTCACCGATACGTTCTTCTGCCATCTCGCAGGTAATGTATAGAACATTCTTACCATCAGACATTGCCGATGCCGCATAGTGGCACATGAACAGAGACTTACCAACACCGGTGCCTGCCATGCAGATGTTCAGCGTCTTGTTTGACAGACCACCATTCGTGACCTTATTGAAGTATTCCAGATCAAACGGAACCTTCGATTCAACCGAATGGTAGAAATCATATCGAGCGTCAGAATCTTCGATGAAGTCGTGACCTATATGCGGGTCAAACGATATAGATAACGCCTCGGTGAGGATCTCAGGAATGGCGTTGCGGGACAGCTTCTCTTTCTTACCATCGAGGATATGAATGGATTCCATGATCGCATTGTGGATCGCTTTGTCTTTGCAAAATTGCTCTGCATGGTCAAGAAGCCATTCTTCGGTGTTGGTTATGTCTTTCTGCGCCTCACACTGATTCATAAAAGCCGTGGCTGACTTGAATTCATCTTCGCTGAGTTTCGAATTGTCATTAAGCAGAATAACAACGGCCTCTTTGCTTGGAAGACCATTGTATTGAATGATGTATTCAGCGATAGTATCAAACAAGATTTGCTCTACCCTGTCAGAGAAGTACGCTGCTCGCAGATAAGGAAGAACACGTCTAGAGTATTCTTCGTTGTAGATCAGATTCCGTAGAATCAGAGCCTCGGTCGATTCTTGCATTAGTTGATCTCAAATTTGTACGTCACGCTACCTACGGGAACGATAAACTCAGGCGCAGAATCACGCATCTTTATTTCCCACGGAAGCAACCATGAAGTAACATATCGTTTGTCATAGACTCGTCGGGGACGGCCATCGTCAATCTCTCGCACGGTGGACTTGTATATATTCTCACGACCCCTTTTCAGGGCCCCGGTTTTCGTTCGGTACATATAGACATATTGCTCGTTACTACCAAACGAACCTGACCCCAAGAAAAAGAAGCGGCCGCTGATCGAGCTTCCCATTCGCATGGCAACCAACTCAAGTTCGTGCTGCACGGTTCGGGTTGGAGTACCTCTATCCCTGAGGCAATCTCCAACAGCGGCAATATATATTCCAATAATAATAACACCAATGAACAGGGTCAACCCTGCACCACAGAGAGCATTTTCAATGCAATTGGAGCCAACCAAACACATAAAGATAATCAAACCGACAACACCTAACATAATCCACAACAACATTAGTCTACTTCCTCTACTATCTCTATTTCTTTCTTGGTGATTTCTTCGATATCAGTGATCGACAAACGGCTAACCGTATCCTCACCACGACTCAACTCCTGGTCGAGCAACTCCACCAAGATATCGCCCAATAGTTTGTGCAACAGTTTCTCATCGGTGGGGAGTCCCTTCGGGTTGTCAATGACTGTGAAATGGAATTCAAGTTTCGCTCGACCATCATCCATAATGGGCATAGCAACCCGACCATAATGGATGACCAGGCCCTTATAACGACCATTGCGAATGCGAATGCACTGGCAGTAGTCTACCTTAGGATGTTGAAAGACTTCAAATCTTCGCTTTACGCTCATTGGCTGCCTGCTTATCCATGTTCTTTCGATGCATCTTGAAAAGCACTTCCTCAGCTTCGTAATAGGTCATACCAGCATTGAGGATCTGCTCGTCAAACATAGCTTCGCACTGTTCGCGTGTTGGTCGGAGTTGCAACCATACTTTTGCACGGTGCTGGATGCGTTCAGCGAAATCGACACGCAACCTTTCGATACGAGTACGCTCGCTCTCAAGATACCCTTTGGGAATGTTCAACTCACCGTGACAATTCATTAGTCCACTCCAACTGCGGATGACGCCACGGTTTCTTGAAGGCTTTCATTCCATGCTTCAACCGCTTGCCATTCCGACTCGCTCATTTGCCACCCAAGCTGATTGCCCGCGAGATCGAACACCACAAATTTCGTATGATGTTCGGGAACCTTGTCGAACCCACCGGGCTCGCCGCGCCATGGAGAAGGTAGACTACTCATTGGCCTCTTCCTCTAGCTCTACATCTTGTTCATCCAAAGTCAACGTAGACCCGTAACGAAAGCGTTTACCAACAGCAACGTCGATCTTGTCGAGGATTTCCTTGGTGAAAAACTTGTCACCTTGAGCGTACAGTCGCTTCTCGAAAACCTTCGTACCATCGGGCAACTCAATACGAGTTCCTAATTGCTTGAAGATCCCCTCTGCAATCGCAAACTCGACCAGACCATAGTATCGGTTGAGTCCCGTGTCGTAATTCAATGACACGTCGATGATCTGATTCTCTTTAGTGAATCGACTTTTGTATGTCTTGCAATGAATGATGTTTCCGATAACATCTTTGCCGTCTCGGTCTTTCTTACCAGACAGCATAACAATCGTTGATGCAGCATACTTCAAACCCTTACCGCCTGAAATCTCTTGCATCGGAAAGAATGAACCGATCTTGTCATAAGTATGGTTCGTGACGAGCATCGGTACACTAGCTTCGCCCAGCTTGATGGTCAGCACTCGGAACGTGGCACGAATCAAACCTGCTCGCGTCATGTCTTTGGTGTGCTTACCTTCGGCAGTATCGGTCATTTCTTTATTCGTGGACAGGTTGCCTAGGGAGTCTAGAACGACGAAGATTGGATTGCGTTTCTTTTCGGGCTGTTTGAGATAGTTGTCTAGAACACTAATGACTTGATGACGAAACTCCTCAATGGTTGCTACAGGAAAAGATGCAACTCTGTTTCGGTCAATGTTTCGTTCGTCAAGCATCCTGCTTGTCACGGCATCCTCAGAGTCAAAGTAGAGGACGTAACCAGTCGGGTTGTCGATCAACCATTG